CTACTGGCATACCGTGGTAACAAAACGGTAACATCATTACAATGTCATTATAAATAAAACGTGGTATAATACCACTATGTTTATAAGGTGGTATCATTATTTTATAGGATGGTTTTACATGAGTGCCAAATGTCGTTAAATATTTCTACTCATGCTTCTCCCTTTGATCATCACGTAATAGATAATTTTGTTACAGAAGAAATGGGACACAAGCTGAGCTCTCAATTCCCTGACTACGATTCTTCTAGTTGGTTTGAATACAATAATCCCCTCGAAAGAAAACGAACTATCAGAGACTGGGGTATGTTCCCGTCTGAAACATACCAATTGTTTAGTTATCTGTGTGGTGATCAGCTAGATCAGATTAAAGATCTGACTGGATGTTATGATCTATACTCCGATCACGGTTTGCACGGTGCAGGATGGCATATACATAAAAGAGGTGATCATTTAAATATCCACCTCGACTATTCAATTCATCCATATGCCAAGTTACAGCGAAAATATAATTTAATAATATATCTTACGCCGGATTGGGATCCTAGCTGGGGGGGTGGTCTTGAACTTTGGTCACACAACCAACAACTCAATCTTCCAAGTACAAAAGTTAAAACAATTGACTGTAAGTTTAGACGTGCAGTGTTATTTGATACTACTCAGAATTCTTGGCACGGTGTTTCTGAACCAATTAACTGTCCTGAGGGAGTTTATAGAAAGAGCGTGGCAATGTACTACCTCACAACTCCCAAAGAAGATACTGATCAAAGAAACAGAGCTCTATACGCTCCAAGAGAAGATCAAAAAGATAGCGCTGATATAATTGACTTGATTAATAAGAGAAAATCGTAATGAATAAAAAAGCTAAGATCGTAATGATCACAATGTATAAGAATGAAGCTTCTGTTATTAGAAGGATGCTTGATTCTTGCCTTCCCTATGTTGATTACTACATTCTACAAAACAACGGATCAACTGACGGTACTGATGAAATAGTTAAAGACTTCCTATCATCCAATCAACTTAACGGTGAGATTTATTATGTTGAAGAAGGGTGGGTTGGCTTTGGATGGAATAGAGACCATTTGATTCAGCACTGTCAAAATAATGTTGATCACGGTTGTGATTGGATCCTTAAAATGGATTGTGACGAGGTGCTAGAAGTTGATGAAGACTTTGACTGGTCACCTTTAGATAACTACAATACTCAAGCGTTCCACGTTGCTGCTGTAAGTGGAGACTGTATCTATCATAGAGCGTGGATGTGGAATGCAAAGCTCCCTTGGAGATTCAATCACAATACATGCCACGAAACAATATATTGCAATATCGATGGTATTGGTGAAAGTTTTGAAAGAGTTCCTCTATCTTCTAAATTTAAACAAATCGGCTTTAATGAGGGTCAGAGCTGGTCTAATCCGTATAAATTTATAAGTGACGCTCTTATACTTGAAGAAAAGATGATTAGAGAAGGAACTATCTTCTCTGATCACTATCATTTTTGGTATATTGGTAAAAGCTATAATGATAGCTACCAATCATCTGCGCTACCTTTAGGTGAAACACAACAGAAACAATATGCAGAAAGATGCATTTATTATTTTAGAGAATATATTAAATTCAAGAATTCACCAAATGAGATAAATGAACTATGCTATATGGGTCTAATATTCTCAGCCAATTGCCACCACTTTTTGGGAGATATGGAGGCCTGCTTATCATCACTTAAAGAAGCTGAACAATACGCACCGGGAAGAAACGAACATCTATTTAAGTTAGCTGAAGTATACCATCAACTTGGTCGGTATAAAGACATGCTAAAATACACTACAATAATGATGGATCCAGTAAGAGTAAATCCATTTCCAGATTACATAGTGTTTATTGATAGTTCAATATACCATGATAGCAAGTCAAACAAAGTTCAAAATATTCATCAAGTAGCATTACAAAGTCCAACCCCATCTATTTTCAATATCAATAGTGATATGAGTAAGAGATTGTTTGTTGTAGATAACTTCTATAGCGATCCGGATGCTATTAGGTCTTTTGCTCTTAGTGTAGAGTTTCAAACAGATATTAAATGGTATAAGGGACTTCGTTCTACTAAGCCATACAGAACAAATGAGATAAAGAAATCATTCGAGCAAATTATTGGACAGCCAATAACAGTTTGGGATGAGCATATCTATAACGGATGCTTTCAAATTTGTAAAGCAGATGATCCTCAGGTATATCACTACGATTTGCAAACCTGGGCTGCTATGATTTACCTGTCTCCAAATGCTCCTCTAATTAGTGGAACAAGATCACATAGGTCTATCAGCACAGGACTCTCTCACTCAACAGAACCAGGTGTTGATGCATCTTTTGCAGGTGGCTTTTATGATAGTACTAAGTTTGAGATTGACAACAGTGTTGGTAACGTGTATAATAGATTGATTATAATGGATTCTAGATTGATTCATTCCGCTGGTCCTTACTTTGGTAAAGATCAGCAATCCGGTAGACTAACTCATTTATTCTTCTTTGACTAATGAAAAACTTAAAATTTAGTATTATTACCCCTTCGCATGACCCGGACAATGTTCCGTATTTAATTGAGACGTTTGAGAGTATATGTGATCAAATGCACGAGAACTGGGAATGGATTCTCTATCTCAACAACAAATGTCTTCCTAAATTCATACCTCCTGCTATAACTAACCATCCTAAGGTTAGAATGTTTCATGCTTATACTGAACAACCAATAATTGGTCTTATTAAAAAAGAAGCATTCAGTATAGGTTCTGGTGATGTTTTAGTAGAGCTAGATCATGATGACTTGTTAACACCTGATTGTCTTGCAAAGTTAAATGTAGCATACCAGGATGAATCTGTTGGATTCGTTTACAGCGACAATGCCTCTCTTAAAATGAATGGTGAGTTTATTCCATATCAAGCTGATAACGGATGGACATACCGTACATTTAATTGGAAGGGTCAAGATCTAATAGCAATGGATAGCTTTGAGCCGTCTAGTCACAGTCTATCTTATATTTGGTATGCACCTGATCACGTAAGATCGTGGAGAAGATCAACATATCACGAAATTGGTGGCCACAATATTGAACTAGAGGTATGTGACGATCATGAGCTCTGTATCAGAACCTATCTTCACACAAAGATGGTTAGAATTCCAGAAGTTCTTTATGTTTACAGAATTACAGGAAACAATACTTCCATCAACCATAGAAACGAATTGATCCAGACTAAAACCAGACAGCTTCATGCCCAGTATGCACAAAAGCTAGCTGAGCGAGATGCAGATCTAAAAGGACTTAAGAAGGTTGATATTGGTGGAGGATTGAATCCTTACACTGGATATTATTCTATTGATTTGAGATCTGATGCAGATATGGTTGCAGATCTTAATGATGGAATTCCTTTACCTGATAATAGTGTTGGGGTCTTGAATGCAAGTCATATCATTGAGCATTTGAATGATAAGACTAAGATCATGTCTGAAATTTACAGAGTACTAGCTCCGGGTGGTTGGGCTTTTATCGAGGTACCCAGTACAGACGGAAGAGGTGCATTCCAAGACCCAACTCATGTCAGTTACTGGAACGAGAATTGCTTTCTTTATTATACAAATAGGTACCTTGCAAACTTCGTTGATAATGACACAATCAGATTTCAAGAGTATAGAAGAGAGACACATTTCCCCAATGATTGGATGAAGAGTATAAACGTATGTGTCACGTCTGCATGGTTAGTTGCCATCAAAGATAACATGCCTAGACTACCGGGTCCTCTTTACATATAAATACTCTATTATAAGGAGTAAATATGGCCGTGCCTGATTCAAGACAATCATTCAAAGAATACTGTTTACGTAGTTTGGGTAAACCTGTAATTGAAATTAATGTTGATGACGATCAAGTAGAAGACCGTATTGATGAGGCTTTGAGATACTATTGGGATTATCATTTTGATGGTACGGAACGTGTATACTATAAGCACCAAATTGTAAGTCAGAATATATCAGACAAGTATATAACATTACCTGAGAATATAATTGGTGCTGTTAGAATATTTAACATTGGTGACCCAATGGTTACTAATAATCTTTTTGATATCAGATATCAGATTGCTTTGAACGATCTGTATACGCTTACATCTGTTTCTATGATTCCATATTACATGATGTTTCAGCATGTTCAGTTGTTGGAGCAAATGTTAGTTGGCCAGCAACCTATAAGATACAATCGACACAATGATAGGTTGTTTGTTGATATGGACTGGGGCAAGGTTAATGTTGGAAACTACTTAATAGTAGAGGCTTATCAAGTTTTAGATCCTGACATTTATACAGATGCATGGGGTGATAGATGGCTCTCTTTGTACACCACTGCATTAATAAAGAGGCAGTGGGGATCCAACTTGACAAAATTTAGTGGATTACAGCTTCCTGGTGGAGTTCAATTCAATGGAAACAAGATATACGATGATGCCGTAGCTGAGATCGAAGCGATGGAGAAAGAAATGAGTTCGAGCTACTCGCTCCCTTCTTTTGATATGATTGGCTGAAATATACACTTCTTATAAATACCCTCACATAGGAGGATTTATGAAAGAGAAGACTGGATTTGTTTATATTTGGCGTGACAAGAAGCACAACAGATATTATATTGGTTGTCACTGGGGTTCAGAGAATGATGGATACGTATGTAGTTCCCCATGGCTCATGAGAGCATATAATAGACGTCCCAATGACTTCAGACGGCGTATCCTTCAGCGTACAAATAATCGACCAGAAACATTTTTGGCCGAACAATCCTGGCTGCAATGCATAAAATATAATGAGTTAGGAGTTCGTTATTATAATCTTAACAAGCATGTTGCTGACTACTGGCACCAATATGAAGACAGACGTCTTACAATTGGTCAAAAGATATCCGTAAGTGTCAAGGCTCATCGCGAAACGCCAGAAGGTCAATCAAATTATCTAGCTGGTATTGAAAAGAAACGCGGCCGAAAACAATCTGAGGCAGCTGTATCAAAGAGAACAGCTGCAATGAAGAATGCAATGGCTGCTAAATTCCCAATCAAAGATAGAAAGCAAGTTATGAAGAGAGGCAGTGAAGAGCTCTCTGAAATACTGTCACAAGCTTCTAAACGTCGATGGGCCAATCCAGATGCTAAGGCAAAGCAAGCTGAGATAACAAGGAATGCAAATCTAGGGAAACAGCATAGATTGGGTCATATAAATACTCCTGAACACATAGAAAAGATTAGACTTGCAAACACTGGTAAAAAACGTACAGCGGAGCAACGACAAAGGATGTCAGAAAGTAAAAAAGGTAGGCCAGTGATATACTCAGCTGAATTTAAAGAACAACAATCCAATCGTATGAAGGAAATATGGGCTAAACGTAAGGCAGGATTAGCTTCAATGCCTAGCCAAGGAGCATAAAAATCGCCACCTCTTTCTTTTTTAATAATTTCGGCGCTAGTCAAGAGCAACAACTAATCGAAGATTTGGTTGTTGAATCCATCCGTGTGTACGGTCATGATTTATACTATCTTCCAAGAACTAGAATCAATGACGACTTGATTCTGGGCGAGGACACATACTCAGAATTCAACTCTCAGTATTTTGTTGAGATGTATATTAAGAATGTAGAAGGATTTGCGGGTCAAGGTGATTTTCTTTCTAAATTTAATTTAGAGATAAGAGATCAAATAACCTTCACAGTAGCAAGAAGAACTTTTAATAATGAAGTAGGTGCTTATACTACATTCACAAGACCAAGAGAGGGTGACCTTGTTTATTTTCCTTTAAATAATAAGATATTTGAAATTAAGTTTGTAGAGCATGAATCAATATTCTATCAACTTGGAGCATTACAGACGTTTGATATTACTTGTGAGTTGTTCGAATACAATAATGAAATATTTAACACAGGTATATCTTTAATTGATGAGAACCAAAGAGATCTGACATTCAATCTAACTGATTTTGCAATCAGGTTAGAGACCGGTCTTGTACTCACAGATGAGAATGGGTTTGATTTGATCTTAGAATCATTCAACATGGATACACAGGATCCAATTTCTGACAATGTTGAGTTTGAATCTGAAGGTGATAGCATATTAGACTTTAGTGAAATCGATCCTTTTAGTGAGGGAGGAACGTACTAATGTTTAATCAAGTTTTTTATCACGACACTATAAAAAAATATGTTGTTTTGTTTGGAACAATATTTAACGACATTTACATTTTAAAAAGTGATGGTACTAATACTACACAAACGATAAAAGTTCCTATATCGTACGGACCAAAGCAGAAATTCATTTCTAGACTTACACAGGATCCCGATCTAACAAAACCTGTTGCTATTCAGCTGCCTAGGATAGTGTTTGAGATGACGGATATAGGTTATGCATCAGAGCGTAAGCTACCAACTATTAACAGAGTTGCAGCTCAAGATCCAGACAATCCTAATAAATTAAAATACCAGTACATGCCTGTACCGTATGATTTTAATTTTAGTATGTACATTCTTGTTAAAAATGCCAATGACGGAACAAGGATACTTGAACAGATTCTTCCCTTCTTCACACCAGATTGGACTGCTACTTTAAACCTTGATTCTTCAATGCAGCATAAATATGATATACCTATAATATTAGATGATGTTAGATGCGAAGATACCTATGAGGGTAATTTTATAGAAAGAAGAGTTCTCACGTGGACTCTCAACTTTACTCTCAAAGGTTATATATTTGGACCAACGAGAAAATCTGAACAAATTAAGACTTCTATTATTAATCTATACAATGTTGATAATGCTAAGCCGTTTACACAGACTGTTGGCAACACACAGCCTCAAGTTATTATAACCACTATACCAGTTGTTGCTGGTAAAACTGTTGATCAAATAGAAGCTGATGATGATTATACCTTTAGTCAGACTATAGAGCAGTTTTATGAACAATGATCCAATAGGTGATGCTTTAAATATGAATCCATTGCAACCATTGCTTACTTCAGCACAAAAGAAGTCTCTTATTCCAACAGACTACGAGTATGCTCGTGGCAGCATGATTGGTGTTATAGAGAAGGGCAACGAAGCGCTAAGTGATATGCTTAGTGTTGCTCAGCAAAGTCAGCAGCCTAGAGCATATGAGGTGGTGGCTACTCTTTTAAAAACCATCGCTGATACAAATAAAGATTTACTAGAGCTTCAAAAGAAGCATAAAGATATTGAGAACATGGATGGTCCACAAACCCCACAAACAATTAATAACAACTTGTTTGTTGGTTCAACTGCGGAACTTCAAAAATTGATTAAACAACAAAATGAACAAAAATGACATCTATCTTGGTAATAAGAATCTAAAAAGAACCGATGTAAAGGTTGAATTTACAAGAGAAGAAATTCAAGAGTATATCAAGTGTGCTCGTGACCCTATTTACTTTATACAAAACTATGTTAAAATTGTAAACGTAGATAGAGGATTGATACCATTTGAGCTATATGACTTTCAAAAAGACATTATAAATCTAGCAGATAAAGAGCGATTTGTAATTTGTAAAATGCCAAGGCAGTGCGGTAAAACCACTACAATGGGTGCATTTATATTGCACTCAATATTATTTAATGAATTATATTCTGTTGCCATTCTTGCCAACAAGGAAGCGCAAGCCCAAGAAATTTTAAGTAGAATTCAACTTGCTTATGAAAATCTTCCTAAATGGCTTCAGCAAGGCGTAAAGGAGTGGAATAAAACTTCTATTGAACTTGAGAACGGCTCTACTATCTTAGCAAGTTCAACAGCGTCAAGTGCAATACGTGGAACTACACAGTCGTTAGTATATCTCGATGAGTTTGCATTTGTTCCCAATGGGATACAAGAGAGCTTTTTTGCATCAGTTTATCCTACAGTATCATCAGGCAAGACAACCAAGGTAATGATTACATCAACACCAAATGGTTTAAACTTATTTTACAAACTATGGGTTGATAGTGAAAATGAACGTAACTCTTATAAGAGGATTGATGTTCATTGGTCTGATGTTCCTGGCAGAGATCAAGCTTGGAAAGAGGAGACTATAAGAAACACATCAAAGGATCAATTTAGAGCCGAGTTTGAGTGTGAATT